CTACAATTGATAGTAGCGACAATAATAGTATTTCGTTTGAAGATTGATCATGAATGTAAATAAAAATTTAGCAAAATTATTTTCTGTTCCTGTTAATGAGATCGCAGAACCAAAAACTCCACCTGCTGGAGGTACTTTTAATTCTGCAAATTTTCAAAAAGATTACGAATTAGTACAATCAAATATAAAAGATTTAATCGGTACAGGAAACATTGCACTTGAAAGCGCCTTGAAAGTCGCCACACAATCTGATTCTCCGAGAGCATTTGAAGTAGTAGCCATACTTTTGAAGACAATGGCCGACTTAAATAATAATGTATTGGATGTACACAAAAAGGCAAAAGACACTACAGGCCAAAAAGTAGAAGTTAAGCAAACAAACAACTCAGTATTTGTGGGTTCTACCAAAGATTTACAAAATCTATTGAACAAGGAAAGAAGTACTGAAAAAGATGTTGTTGATGCAGAAGTGGTGAATAATGAACAAAAACAACAACCAAGGTTACCGGAATAATCCTAATTTAAAATTACCGGGAGTACAGCTTCAATATACCAAAGAACAGCTTGACGAATATATTAAATGTGCTCAAGATCCTGTTTATTTTTGTGAAAAATACGTAAAAGTAAAAACTCTTGATAGGGGTGTAGTTCCCTTTAATTTATATGCTTATCAGCAAAAATTTATAAACGCTATTCACAAAAACAGATTTACGATTTCAAAGTGGCCACGTCAGTGTGGTAAGTCTACATGTGTAACCAGTTACATATGCCATTATATTTGCTTTAATCAAAGCGTTAACGTCGCTATTCTGGCAAACAGACTGAAGACAGCAAAGGAAGAGTTGTTTTCAAAACTTCAACTTGCTTATGAAAATTTACCACATTTTCTGCAACAGGGAGTTGTAGAATGGAATAAGACGAGCTTTAAGCTTGAAAACGGCTCTAGGGTCATGTGTGACGCTACATCCTCTACAGCAATCCGTGGCGGCTCTTATAACCTACTCCTGCTTGACGAGTACGCCTTCTTGCCTAGCCACGTAGCAGAAGAATTTTATACATCCACCTATCCGACAATTTCTGCTGGTACTACAACGAAGCTTATTATTGTTTCTACGCCAAACGGCATGAATCATTTTCATAAGCTTTGGGTTGATGCCAATCGACAAGAAGGTCATAAACTTAAAAACAAATTTATTCCAGTTGATGTAAGCTGGAGAGAAACACCAATTAGTCCGGGCAATCCAAAGCTGAGAGATGATACATGGGCTGCAGAACAGATTGCAAATACAAGCCCAGATCAATTTGAGCAAGAGTATGGGTGCAGCTTTTTGGGTTCTGCCAATACGTTGGTATCATCTTCCAAACTCAATGTGCTTGCACCAGAACAACCTCTAAGTGAAGATTCTGATGGGCTTAGAATTTTTGGCGATCCAGAAAAAGACAAAATTTACTTTTTACAGGCAGACGTTTCTCGCGGCCAAGGATCTGATTATTCTGCATTTAGTGTAATTGATGGAACTTCGGCACCATATAAAGTTGTTGCGTCTTACAGAAACAATGCAGTTAGCCCCTTTAATTTTCCAAATGTCATCAAAAAAGTCGGTGAAAAGTATAATAATGCATATGCTCTAATTGAAACAAATGACATTGGGGGTCAGGTATCATCCATTTTGTATAATGATTTGGAGTATGAAAATGTTTTGATGACCAGAATACTGGGAAGAAAAGGTCAGATTCTATCACAGGGATTTGCGCAGGGAAAGAGTGAAATGGGTTTGAGAACCACAGCTCAAACCAAAAAACTAGGTTGTGCCATTTTAAAAAGGTTGGTGGAAGAAGATAAAATTTTGTTAAATGATGAAAGAATCATAAACGAATTGACAACCTTTGTGTCTAGATCGAATACCTTTAAGGCTGAGGAAGGCCACAATGACGATTTGGTAATGACTTTAGTGTTTTTTGCTTGGTTGAGCCGACAAGAATATTACTCGGATTTGATCGAAAGTGCAAAATTTAACTATGAAGAAGCACAAAAACCAGAAGATGACAACATTTTATTGACGCTAAATGATAAAAATGGAGAAGATGGAGATGAGTTTGTACAAGATGGCGCAATATGGTATCCAACATAAAATATAAATATTTGATATAAAAAGGGACAAAATGCCATCACTCAGCTCTTTCGTAAACTCTAGTCAATATACCAAAGAAAATTTAAATTTTCCTTTTTTAACTGCGATGAAATTGGGAACCGGGTATGTAGCACCATCCTTCACGGGTGTTGGTGGAGCTGCAAACAATGATCCGGGTGGCTTATTTGGTTGGTTGATTTATGGTAGATCCCTTTATACGACACCAAAGGGAGCAACAACAGATCAATATCTGGTCTATACTAACCCATACGATCTGGTTGGTGATTTAAATCAACTTGGTGGGATTACTTCATGTTTGGTTTCTGCAACTGCAGCTGGTGGAACTTATGGATTTTTTAATGTTATTGATACCCAGCTTTCACCAAAAACTGCTGGCACTCAATTTTTACATGCTATAAATTATCTGGCCTACGGCGGAACTTTGGTTATTGCGGGTAAGGCATCCGGCTTTTCGGAATACACAGAGGAAACTGGAAATTACTTTGATTTGATGATTGACCCATATTTTGATAGCAGTGCAGCAGCTTGGTTCAAAGATCAGCCATACACAATGGGAATTTATCCAACTACAGTTGGTTCCGAGGGAATTACTGGTGGTGGATACACACTAGCAAACTTTACAACACTATTTGGTGGTTCTCAGTTTGTAACAGGTATTACAGTTGCTGGACGCGTATTCAACGTATGTGGTCTAAAAACTGCAACAAATTTGGATACAAGTTCTGTTCAAGAAAACACAAAACTGACATACACAATTCAAGCAACCAATGACGTTGGTGGGTTCTTTGCCAGAGCAAAGAATAGAAACGAAAGCTATTTAACGGTAGCTGGCCTTGACCGTGCAACAGTAATAAATGGAAATATTATAAATCCAATTGATTGGGCGGGATCGTTAAAGACTGCTCTTAGAACAAATAGAGCAAACTTTTTCGTAAATTATAATCCAAAGTTCTTGGGATCAGATCTTGTTGGTGCTACTGCAAATGCATCTATAGGTGTAAATGATAGAGTTGGTCCAGCCAGAATGCGTGTAAACTTGACAAAGGATATCAATACAATTGCACTAAAATATGTTTTTGATATCAATAACCAAACTACACGGGATCAAGTAGTGTCAGAGGTACAGACAGCGTTGGATCCTTATGCACCGTTTATCGATACAACGCAAACGCAAATTATTTGCGATGCTTCAAATAATACAGACAACTCATCTACCCTCAATATTGATGTAGTTGTTAAACCAATTCTGACAACAGATAGCTTCTTAATTAACGTAAGCTACACACAATAATGAGCAATTCAATAAGCCTATTTAAAGATAATTTTAATGGGGGAACCAGATCAAATAGGTTTGTTGTAAATCCTATTTGGCCACAGGGTGTGTCTGTAAACTCAGATGATTCTACTTTTAAAATAGTATCGGCTTCATTGCCTGTAGTACAAATCAATTCAATCAGTGTCCCCTATAGGGGTCGTCTTATAAATTTTGCTGGAGATAGACAATATAGCCCTTGGACTGTTGGAGTTTATGACGACGGAAATTCGCAAAACTTGTGGACCGCTTTCCAAAAATGGAAAGAGTTAATAGATGGTCATTATACCCACAGAGTAACGGGAAACGATTACAATTACACACGATACCAAACTACGTGGGAAGTTAGACATTTGGATGTTAACGGAGAAGATACTCTCCGAAGAATAACTCTATATAAATGTTGGCCAAGTGTAGTTGGAGAAATTAATTTAAATATGGGTGAAAGTAACTTTGTTGCTTTCAGCGTCACATTAACATTTGACAACATACAAATATGGGGAGTCTAAATGTTAAACGAATTTAAAACAAATTTTTTAGGTGGAACCAGATCTAACAGATTTTTAATCGAAGGTAGAATTCCTACAGGAGGACAGTTTACAAAGTTTCACGTTAGATCTACAATAATTCCACAAATGTCAACAAAAACTTTAACATATGACTATTTTGGAAGAAAATATCATTATCCCGGTGAAAGAGAATATGGTAACTGGGCCTTTACGGTCTTAGATGACGTTGGTGATAACGATCTTTGGAAAGATTTTCAAAAGTGGCATAATAATATTAATAACCATGTAACAAACGAATCTTTTGATCTTGCCGGAGGAGATGATTATAAAGCATACAACTGGAAGATTAAACATCTAGACATTAACGGCAATAATGTTTTAAAAGAGTTCGTATTGCAAGGTTGTTGGCCAGCATCCGTGTCTCAGTTGTCTCTAAATATGTTGCAGCCCAATACATTGAGCTCGTTCAATGTGATTATCGTTTACGATTACATTGAAATCACAAATATTACATCAAGAACAAATTCGTGAGGAAATAAATGGAAATAGAAGCTTTTGGATTTGAATTTGGCAAAAAAAGAACAACTAAGCAGGATAAAATTGAAAAGAACCTGCAGTCTTTTACTGCCCCCGAAGTTTATGATGGAACCGTAACAGTTGAAGCTGGTGGTTTCTTTGGCACAGCTTTGGACTATTCCTCATCGATGCGCGATGAAAGCGCATCAGTTGTTCAATACAGAAACATGTCAATTTATCCAGAAGTTGACAATGCAATTGATGAAATCGTAAACGCATCCATAGTTTTGGGAACAGACAGAAAACCCGTCAAACTTGATTTGGGTGATTTGCCAGTTTCTGACGTTATTAAAAATAAGATATACAGAGAATTTGATAGAATCATACATCTTTTAGATTTTAATAATAAATCTTATGAAGTTTTTAGACGTTGGTATATCGATTCAAAGATTTTTTATAATATCGTAATTGACAAAGATTTGCCTACTGAAGGCATCAAAGAGCTAGTTCCAATTGATCCTCTAAAAATTAAAAAAGTTAGAAAGATCAAAAAAGAAAACGAACAAGTAAACGGTCAAACAATTTCTTTGATAAACGACATCGAAGAATATTATCTTTATACCAACACCGATAAAGAAACCTTTATGATGACTGGTCCCGGTGGATTAAAACTTTCCATGGACAGCGTCGTTTACGTTCCATCTGGCATAATCGACCTCAATACAAAACGTGTTTTAGGATATCTGCATAAGGCAATCCGCCCACTAAACATGTTGAGACAACTAGAAGATGCTCTTCTAGTTTACCGCATTGCACGTGCACCTGAGCGTAGAGTGTTTTATGTCGATGTTGGTCAGCTACCAAAACAAAAAGCCGAACAATACATGCGAGACATGATGAGCCGTTTCCGCAATAAGCTCATCTACAATCAAGCAACAGGCGAAGTTAGAGATGAAAGAAACCATCTTTCAGTTCTTGAAGACTATTGGCTACCGAGAAGAGAGGGATCAAGAGGAACCGAAATTACCACCCTTCCCGGCGGACAAGCAATGTCTCAAATTGAAGACGTTGATTATTTTAAGAAAAAACTTTATAACTCTTTAAACGTTCCAATTAGCCGCCTAACTTCAGAATCTACCGGATTTAATATGGGTAGATCTGTAGAAATTACCAGAGAAGAAGTTAAATTCTACAAATTTATCGATAGACTCAGACATCACTTTTCAAAGATGTTCTTGGACATCTTGCGCGTTCAGCTTCTTTTGAAGGGTGTGATGACCGAGGAAGATTGGCATCAGCTTAAGATTGATATCAAATTTAATTTTAATACCGATAACTATTTCTGGGATTTAAAGGAAGCTGAAATTTTGGCAGAACGATTGAAAATGATTTCAATTGTTGATCCATATGTTGGTAAGTATTTCTCTTCTGCATATATCCGTAAAAACATTCTTCGTCAAACAGAAGAAGATATGCGTTCTATTGATAAGGAGATGGAAGTAGATAGACAAAAAATGCAAGCAGAGCAAATGGCTCTAATGGCACAACAACAGGCTCAACAACAAGGAGCTGAAGAAAGCGCAGAACAGTAATGGAATCTTTAACAAAAATTTTATTAAAAAATGGAATAAAGGGCATGCTTTCGGAAAATGAAAGCTATTTTAAAGAAAATATTGTTCAAACGCTTTCATTTAAACTGAATGCTTCCATCCAAGAGGCAACTTTAGCTCTATCTGAG